TCCTCCGTCATGGTGCTCGGAGTATGTGACACTTCTTGGATCAACTCCTTCGCCGCATCGCTGGCATTCCCAATATCCCTTGCTCCCGGTCGGTGCGGGGGGTGGTGGTGTCGGCTCCTTATCCTCGATAAAGGCGTGGCAAGGGTGGCCTCCTATCATTTCCGTTCGGACGTATTTCATTCCTTTGGGTGCTGTCGGCGTGGCCGGGTTTGGTTCTGGTTGGTCAGTCAATTCGGTTCGGTTGTTGGGTGGTCTGTTTCTTCGCTATTTCTCGTCAGGATGCCCGCAGCGGCGGGGTTGGGTTGGGTTGGGTGTCGTGCGTCGTTTGGGTGGCTAAAATCGCTTGGCGGGGCGTTTCCGGCCAAAATGAGGGGCAATCCCGCCCGCCCTCGAAGCAGACGAACGAGCAGGCGCGGTAGAACGCATCGTGTCGGCAAAGCCACCGCAGGCACCTCTTGCGCACAGGGCATTTCAGGTTCACGCATCGCGATACGTCGGCGGGTAGGCGGTTCATTGTTCGGTTGTTGGTTGGTCAGGCGGTGCGGGCGGAGGCCGATTCCATCACTCCTCGCAAAAGTTGATCGCAGTGCGCCTTTTCTGGTGACGTATTCCACCGCTGCCACCATGTATCTGAGGCGTGGCGGTTTGTGACTGGCGGGCGCTGGTTCTCTGGCCTGTCTGCCCACGCTTGGCGTACCTCGGCGCAGCGGATCAGGGTTTCGGTTAGTGGGTTTGTGGTCATCGTGGGTTGTGGTGTGGTTCAAAGGTTTGAATATCGCCGGTCAACTTGTATGGAATTGACCAGTCGCGGCCCACGTCGCGTCCCTTGGCGCACAAGATCCGCTCCGGTTCGATGACGAGGTACACGGCGGCGTGTTGTTTGAGCGCCCGCGACTCCCGCACTTGCCCGTTGTCGTTAAGCTGCGTCGGCGCAATCACTGGCACCCCGAGTTCCTTCGACATCTTCTTGCACTGAGCCGCGATGAAGCTGACTTCCTGCTCTCGATTCGCGCCATCCTTGAATTTCCCGGCACTAGCGAGTTGGATGTAATCGACAACCACCATTGCGAGCGGGTCGCGTGCGTGTTCGGAGCGGGCGATTGCCCGGACTTCTTGAATCGTAACGTCGCCGTCATCGCAGATTAGCAGGTTCTCCGCTGCCCAGGTGGCACCGCGACCGCTCAAGTTGACGAAATCGTACTCGATCAGGGTCTCGGGCCGGAGAAGACGTTGCATTGGAATCCGCCCCTCCCCGGCCACAATGCGGCGAACAAGCTGCCGGTCTGACATTTCGAGCGCGAACACAAGAACACGCCCGCCTTGGTTGATTACCGATCGGACGAATTGAAGGGAAAGCGCGGTTTTGCCTCCGCTGGTATCGGCCCCGATGAGCCAGAAGTCCGGGATGATGCCGCCCATGATGTCGTCAATTTCTGAAATGCCGGATTTGTAGGAGGGCGCATCGGATGTTGTGCCTCCCGCGCTGACGGTTTCGAGGTCGGTCAGAAACGCGTTGAGCACGTCACTCCCGTTCTTGATTCGGGTGGCGACCGTCCCCGCTGCGAGTGACCCGAGGGAATTGATGGTGTCGGCCAGTGTGGCGTCAATGTCGTCCGATGCGTAGGCGGCTGCTTCAAGCCGGGTTGCTGTTTGGATCGCCTGCCGGCGCAGGAAGCAGGCTTTGAGCACGCTGACGTGGTGGTCAAGGTGCGTCGGTTCCATTGAACACATCGACATGTCCAAGGCGTTGCTGAGTGCAACCGGCCCACCCATCTCCGCCAGTGTGTTTGGCGATGTGGCCAGCAATTCGCTTAAAAGGGTCACTGCGTTGATTTCACCCGCTGGCTGGTGCTTTGATCGGAAATTACTCAAAACGCGCCACAGGGTGGCAAAGCGTGGCAGGAACAGCCATTCTGGTGTGAATCCACGAGCGATGAGTTCGGATTCCGCATTGTCGCGGATCATGAGGATGCCGACGGCGTAGGATTCCGAGTGCTCGTTGTGTGGAAGTGGGCGTGAGGGGTCCATTTCAGTATTTCCTTTCTGGTTTTTTGATTTCATCGAGCCACCCATGAGCGTTGAGCCATGAGGCCGGATGAGGGATGAATCGTCCGTTGTCCTTAATCCAGTCCTGACCGTTCTTGTTTGCATGAACGGCGGCGATGATGGTTTCTGGTGTGGTGATCTTGATTGCCTTCTCCCAGGCTTTGATTGCGTTGCCTTTCGCTTTCCGGTTTGGATAGGATTGCCAGAACCGCTCGAACGCATCACCCCCTTGGGGGTTGGGGGAAGTATTCTTCTCTTCTCTTCTCTTCTCTTCTCTGGTTACGCCTTCGTTACACTTTGCGCGTAACTTTTCTGTAACTGCATCGCGTTTCCGTTTCTCGTTCATTCTCTTGGCACTATCAGATCTCTTCTTCGCCGTTTCCCCGTTGTGGCGGTCAAAATTCTTGAACACTAGCGATCCATCATCACCGCTCATCCACCCGACTTTTTGCAGTGCGTCACTCATTCCGTCGCAGGTGATACGGTCGAGTAGAACTTTTGTTACGCTCACCGCGTAACAGTCTGTTACGTTCTGGTCTAACCAAGTCCACAGTTTCCAAAGCAGTCCCACAACGTGCAATTCCGGCACTCGCAGGATGTCCGCCAGCATCATCACCTCGGGTTTTGTGTCCAGGTGGGACGTCATCTTGATCCAGTTCATAAAATCAGGCGCAAAAAAGCCCGCTCAATTCTGCCCGCGTTTGCACCCCGGAAAAACGACGGGCACGGACAGAATTGAACGGGTAATGAATGTTTTTCATATAGTGAGCCGGTGCAAAACGGCGGGAGACGATGCCTCCCGTTTGTGGTTTTGTGTCAATCTTCGCCTTCGATGGTCAAAACCACCTCCGCCCAGGACGCCTTCGTCTCGATCTTGGGTCGCTCCGGCCACAAACCGCGATCATTCGCAACCACCCCGGCGTCAGCGAGACCATCGAAAGCCGCCTTTAGCGAGGCAATGATGTTGTCCGGGTCCATGTGGATCATGGTCCGACTCCGCCACGTCACAGACACCTTTGCCTTGGCCCACATCGGCGCAGTCTGCATCGCAAGCGCCTGGATCGCGTAAACCTTCGCCATCTGCCGGTACGACTTGACCGCTTGAGCCTTTCTCCTCCAGTGCGCACGCGAGTTTGGGCGGAGATGAAGCGGCGGGTGGGGAAGGACGATGGTGATTTTCATAACAGTACCATTTGCGCGTTGGCGTTTTTCAGGTTCTCGCACGCCTGCCGAAAGTATGATTCTTTTAGTTCCGACCCGACGAATCGCCGGTTTAGTGTCAGCGCCCCACATCCTTCCGACCCGATGCCGGCGAACGGCGAATAGACTAGATCGCCAGGATTCGACCAAAGCGTCACCGCCCGCTCGATGACGTCGAGTTGCAGTGGGCAGATGTGGCGCTCGTCTGCGTGGTCCCGTGCTCCGTTCCGGTTGAGCACTCGCCCTTGATCCACGGTCATCCAGACCGGCGACGCGTATTCCTGCCAAACTTCCACCGGGAACGTCTCGGGATGCTTTGTGACCGGCTTCGGATTCTCCCCAGGCTTGCGGAAGACAAGCAAGTAATCGGCGCACCCAACGCGGGAATCACACGAGTCGGCCTTGAGCGTCTTGTAAAGCAACCCGTGAGCCTTCGTTCGCTGCATTTCGGTGACGGGAGACTTCCAGATGCAGATCCGCGAGTGAAACAGGAACCCGTGACGCCAGAACGCCCGGATGATTTCACCGCTGAAGTCTTGAAACTCAATCTTGCCGTGCTTCCACTTCGTACTCAGAAGGTCCACACAATGCACCGCGACCTCGCGCCCCGGCACCATGATGCGCTTCAACTCGGAAATCAGGAACTCAAAGTGAGCGGTGAACTCAGCGAGGTCGGCGCAGTTTCCCATGTCCTGCAAGTCGTCGCTGTACGTGAACAAGTCAGCGAACGGCGGAGAGAAAACAGAGAAGTCGATTGACTCGTCTGGGATCGTCTTGGCGACGCGCACACAATCGCCATGGTGCATGGTCCAGCCGTCGCCGGTTTCTGTGTCTATATTGGTTTTCATGGTTGTTTGAATGAGTCGGATGCGCGTTTCATGCGGGTTTGCATTTCCTGGTGCTGGGCAATCTTGCGCTTGATTGCCTGCATAATTGGTCCCTCGGTGCTGGCTTGCACGATGTAGGCGTTGACCTCCTTCGTTTGCCCGAAGCGGTATGAGCGGCGGAGCGCCTGATAGAAGTCCTCGAAGGAGTAACTGAGCCCGACGAATGCCACGTTGCGGCAGTGTTGAAAGTTCATTCCAAAACCACAGATCGAAGGTTTGCTGACGAGTACGCGGATTGACCCGTCACAAAATCCTTTGATTGCCCACTCCTTATGGGACGGGGTGTCGCTTCCTTTGACCTCCACGCATCCAGGAAGAGCCGCCTTCAATTGCTCGCTCTCGTCGTTAGTATTGCACCAGACCAGCCATGGCTCCGACGATTCATTGACCAGCTCCGCGACCGCCGCGACGCGGGCCGGTGAGGTTTTGCGCATCTCCTGGTGCATCGTGGTTGCGGAGAGTGTCGCGTGTCTGAACAGGTCTCCTTCGGCGGCTCCGACAGTCTCGTCTACGCCGACGATGATCGTTTCCATATTGAGCGCGGGCAGGATGTATCCGGTGTCATCGAATCCAATGTCTGATGGTTTCGATACACACGCCGCCCATGACGCGAGCCACGCCCAGAACTCTCCTTCCGCGTGGCGTTTGAGCCGCCAGTCTCCGGTGTTGAACGTATCGTTGATGAAGTATGTGGCCAGCATTTGGGCAGGTGTGCAGACCCCGAGAAATTCTGCGTGCTGGCCGAACTCGGTGTAATCGTTCGGTGACGGGGTGGCGGTACAGCAGAGACGGTAGGGTGTCATCGAAAACGCCGCCGTCAGCCGTTGCCGGGTCTTTCCGGTGAAGGCTTTTAGGATTGAGCTTTCGTCGAGCACAACGCCGATGAAATCGCCGGGATCGAAGTGGTCGAGCTTCTCATAATTTGTGATCCAGACGCCCGGTGATGAGCAGTCCTTGCCGGTGTTGGCAACCTTGGCCGGGATGCCGTATTTCAGCGCCTCCGATTCGGTTTGAAATGCGACCGCCAGCGGCGTCAGGATCAGCACAGATCCGCCCGTGTTCCGCGCCACCTGATAAGCCCACTCCAGTTGTTGCAGCGTCTTACCAAGCCCGCAGTCCTCGAACAGCGCGGCACGGCCCTGGCGGATGGCCCATCGCACGACGTACTCCTGCCAATCAAAAAGTGGAGCCGTGATTGGGTACGGCTCAAAACCGTATTTATTGGATCGGCGCGACTTGGCGGCGATGAATTGGTCGTATTCTGTGCTGGTCATTTTATCCCCTCGGAAATTCTGGTTGTTCTGTGAATCGGATTAGAACGGCTGCGAGGTCGAGTGCCTCTGACTTCGCTGCCGCGTGGTTGTTTCTGTGGATTGCGTCTTGAAACTCGTTCCATTCTTCGAGTGCGACGCCGAGAGCTTCGTGGGTTGATGCGAAGTCCCCGAACCGTTTACACGCGTAGATTGTGCGCTCGCGGATCGCGTGTTTGGTTTCTGGCTTCATATCTCAAAATGGCAAATCGCCGTCCTCTTCGATCACTGTTGGCGGTTCTGCCACCGCTCGCGTCTCTGGCAGTCCAGACGACACGTTGCCCTTCCAATCGCTCCACTTCCCGTTGCCGACATACGGCCCTTTCTCGCCGCGCTGCCTGCGGTCCTTGCCAAGATCCTGCTGCACGCTGGCATCGTTATCGTACTGGTATGGCCGGTCGTTGATATAGACCGTCAGGTCTGCATAGGTTCCCTTTGCGCCTTTGAAGAATGCGGATTTGTCGAGTTTGGTAACGTCGAGTTTGAGTCTAAGTATTTTAGCCATGGTGTTTATTGTGTTTGGTTAGTGATTGTTAGAAGTCGTTCCGTGTGCGGGAATCTTTGATTCGCAAGTCAGACATGTCGTGGAGGTCTGACTGAGCCACCCAAAAACTCGGTGGTCGCTCATCTGCCTTAAACCACTTATCCCGCGCCGCCTCTTGCGCTGTTATCCACCCACACAGTCTAAAATTAGGCCAATGCCCAACGATCAGAACAAACGGGTGGTCGGGATGCTTTTCCACATCTGACTCATTTATTATCAGTTTTCCATTTTCCCAGGGGGTAGCGCGGATCTCTATACCTAACGCATCTGACCCTTGTATTCCGCTAACCCCAGCGGTCCAGCAAACGCCTAGAAACTTGCAGGCCGCAAATTCCGCCATCATTCCATGGATTGCTTGTGCCCAACGTTCACGGATAGATCTCCCTGAGGTTCCTCCATGGTCCGACCCAACCCAGCCCTTTTGGGTTGCCCTCATCATTTGCATAATGGCGGCAGATCCAACAGCAAGACCTTCATCTGCTGATAGTGATATATTGTGAGTTGTCATGATGTTTTGTACCAGAACGGCAGTTCCGCCTGGAGTGGTTGTTCCCCGTATTCCTGAAGGTCTTTGTAGATCTTGATGACCTTCGCCAACTGCTGCTCCCCGATGCTGATGAACGGCTCGTTCCAGTAGATAGCTACGACTGGAGACGGGTCAGCACTGACCGTGATCCAATAGAACGTGGGGTATCCCTCAAAATTCTGCTTCCAGATCTCGCGATACAATGCTGTCTGAAGAGCATAATGCCGCTCCAGCACTGTCTCACCCCAGGACTTCGGGTCGTTCTTCTGGCATGTCTTGAGGTCGATAAACGCGCAGTCGGACAGTGCGTCAAAGAGTGCCTTGACCGGCACACCGTCGATCTCACCAAACAGCGGCTTTTCCCGATCGGGCATAACCTGGATGAGCGCGCTGGCGACCGATGACGCTTTCAGCGCGGCCTGACGTGCTAGGAATTGCGTCCACTCGTCCGATGTCAGGATGAACTTGTCCTGATTCTCGTCGCGCCACGCCTTGCCTTCCTTGGTGGAAAAGCTCAGCCCGTCTGGTTTCACCACGGCATCGCCCAGCACGTCCTCCTTGCCCTCCAGCCACCACGAATGAAGCATGGTGCCGAGCCTCATTACGCTCGTTTCCTCGGGCCTGTGGTTCAGGTTCGCGAGGTAGTGGGCCGGTGACGAAAGCAGCCATTTCAGGCTTGAGTAATTCGCGCCCGGTGCGCGCCTGTATTCTTCGACGGTCATAGTGCCGCCTCCTTCTTGAGTGTTTGAAACATCGCCAGCACCGCCTCGGCCTCGTTCTCCATCAGCATTTCGAGCGCCGGTAGGGATTCGCGGTCGAGCCATTCATTGATCCGCTTGGTGTTCAGCTTTTCTTCGCTGATTTTCCGATTGAGCCGTTCTAGGGCAGTCTCTGGCGTTGCTGCCAGTGCAAAGTCTGACTGGTCAAGCCCCGGAACGTGGTCGTCGGGATCTGGTAGCGCCGCCTTAGCCTTCGGCGGAGTGAACGGCTTGGTGGCTGTCTCAACCACCCGGCCCGGAATCACCTTGATCCTGTCCGCCTCGTCTTCCTCCATGATACCGGAGAAGCCAAACGCGACGCGGGCGCATTGGATTGCTGCCTTGTGGCGCAACATCCGGTGCTCCATCTTCCACGGGTCAGTTGTCCGCTTGCACTCGGAAAGATACTCCGTGACCTCAACCGGCTGCGTACGATCCTTGCGGAAGATCCGGCATGTGGTCGCGACTAACTTTCCCTCTTCGTGAAGGTCGGAGAATTGGATGCCGTCCATCTGAGGGTGGTCATTCATGATGCGATACCATCCATCAACGCTGACCACCGGGACGATGCCGCCACCCTTCGCAGGGAAGGCGTAAAGCTCTTTTAGCAGCGGGTTGAGGCCGTAAGTGTTGGCCACCACCGTCAGAGCCATCAATTCCTCGTTGGTTGCCCCCTTGAATACGGTGGCTTTCAGAGTGTCCAGCAGCTTACCGGGGTCGCATTGCAGCCTCCCAGCTAGGATTGTGAGTGCCGATGCTGGCGCGTGTGTCGTGATTTGTGTGCTCATTGGTTTCTGTGTGGTATGAAAATTCTGCCCGCCTGGAATGGGTAAGGTGTTGACGGCCTATGGTGTTCCATCCAGGTCGGGCGCGGACTGCGCAACACGCGCCGCCCGAATCCACGGCAGGCATCCCCGCCCTGCCGCGAAAGTGTTATGTGGCAGCTACCCTCACCGGCATTTCAGTGCCCGTTTGCACATTGGAGCCAATGATGGTTGCGGATAGCTGCCAAATTGTTATGCAGCGGCTTTGTATTTGAGATAGACCGCCTCGGAGACTTCCTTGATGTCCATGACCTCCAGTGCGTTGCTCATCTGGTTCGCCCGGTTGCGGCATGATCCGGCTGACGTTGACTTGAATGCCTTGATCTTCGTTCCGTCCCGGAATCTGAGTTGCACGAGGTAGAAGTAAAACGTCTGTGGGTACCTCTTCGGTGCTTTGGTTGCTGTTTTCATGCCTGTGTGGTGTTGTGATCGTTGTTTGATTGAAAAAAGAGACGCCACCGCCCCCGCGATTAAACCCCCCGATTTAGTTTTTGGGGGAGGTGGCTTGCCCCGTGGGTGAGGCAAAATTGATTTGAGCGGGCCGGAGTCGAACCGACCGTTGATGGCTTCACTTAGATGGCTTTGGTCCTGCGGAACTACTTACCATCACCATCGTTGTTTATTAACAGCGCACCGCCTCTGTCGCCGCTCAAAAGTGTTTGTTATGAATGTTTAGTTTCCGCCGTCGCCGGCGCCGTCGCCGTCGCCGTAGCCGTCGCCGTCGCCGGAGCCGGAGCCGGAGCCGTAGCCGTAGCCGTAGCCGGAGCCGGCGCCGTCGCCGGAGCCGTAGCCGTAGCCGGAGCCGGCGCCGTCGCCGGCGCCGGAGCCGGAGCCGGAGCCGTAGCCGTAGCCGTAGCCGGAGCCGTAGCCGGCGCCGTCGCCGTAGCCGGAGCCGTAGCCGGAGCCGTAGCCGGAGCCGTCAAGCGTTAGAACCCTTTGCATGGAATAAAGTGGATTACTGCTTTGTGTGGTACGATAACTTCACCCACCGCGTCCGTCTTTGTGCCAGACAGCGGGCCGTTTCTGAGTTCTCCGAGCCCTTTTGTCGTTCCCCACACTCGGACGTTTTTTGCGTTCTTAATGACCACGTATGAGTGGTTGCATGTGACTTCGCCGGCATAGACAAACCCGCGATCAATCACAACGATGTGTTGTCCTGACGGATGTCCGCTGAGTCCGGGCGCGTCTGGTTTATTGGTGAACATGGAAGCGAGTTGTTTTGCCTCTCCGATTGTGAGATTGTCGATGGTTTGTTGCATTTGGTGTTTTGTGTTGGTTATGAAGGAAAGAAGTCCCTCGCCGGCCGTATGAAACGGCCCTCCAACCGTTACCTGCGGATTGCTCGACGACAGGCGACCGGCGAGGGAAGGTGTTATCGGGAGAGAAGCCACCACCCGGCTGCGGCGTATGCGGCGAGAGTGAGTACGATGACTGCGGCGAGCATCCTATCACCGTTGCAGTCGTACTCGTTGTATCCTCGTGATGCGTCCCACCACGCCTCATCGAATAGCGCGGCGCGTTGCTCTCTGAGTTGTGCGCGGCGTTTTGTCACCATGCGGGCGACGGCTTCGGAGGATGCGGGTGAGGAGATTGGCAGGATCATGGTTTGATGTGGTCAGTTGTGGAGTTAGAAATCAGCCAGCATTCCGCGATCCCGCAGAAACCGGTTGCACGCGGCTTTGACACTGCTGTGCATCTGATGGCGCGGCTTCGTGCCGACCATCCTCCTGTTGCTTGGGCCGGCTGTGGCGTGTTCCAGCGCGGTGCATTTGTCGCAGCCTTCGGCCATGTACGGTTTAATGCGTCCGCACTCGCAGTGGTTGGCGTATTTGCTCATGGTTTTTCGGTGATGAGGATGAGGGTGTGACGGATCCACGATCCAAGGGTCAATCCTGACCGCTTGGCCAGTTTTTCCAGTGTCCGGCGAAGGGCCGGAGTGATTCGCAGCGTGATGCGTTCGCTTTGCATGGTGCCACTTGTCTGACAAATCGCGGATGATTGCAATAAAAAAAATCAATTATTTTTTGCAGGCGCAGGCAAAAATCCTCTTGACCTAAACGCACGGATCGTGCATTATTGCCGTGCGAGTGGTCCGCCAGCTACTCCGGTCTGCCAAACGATTCACTCGCAAAGCAGCCCCGACGTTCTGGCGGACTCGGGGTTTCTTTTTGCCCTCACGTCGCGTTTAATAATGCGACCCGCTATTAAAGGTTTGCACTACCTCCCGAGCAACTTCGCCTTGCCCCTGATCCGTCCGGGGTTGCGGGTTGCCGCTGCCGTGTCAGTAGTCCGCAGCGGATGTGGATACGTGTATGCCGTATATCCCGGCCTCTCCCCTGAAATGAAATGCGTCCCACTCACAATGAACGGCTCGCGGGCAGCGATCAGCGTAGTTGATCCCGTCGCCGTGTTACCCCAATAGTAAATCGGATCGACGACTTGGTTGAGGTCGGTGTGGTTGATGGAATCACCCGAAAGCAGGTCGGTCGCTCCAGTTCCAGGCATGTCGAGTCCCTGCGTAACGCGCCGGATTTCGTACACGTTGCCGGAGGCGAATAGATGCTGACGCCCTCCTGTTCCGTATGGCCCGCCCTGATACTGCTCAGATGCCGCATATGTGGTGATTTGAGTTGCGGTGTTGCCTGTGATGATTCCGCCCCGGCTCAAAACGAAGGCGTCGCTGGCAGTGAAAGTGATTGCTGTATTGTACGAGGCAAGGGTGAGCGTGT